ATCTCTTATGACCATAATTACCACTGCATTTCCGTTTAGTTCGGGCGATTTTTTACTACAAAGAATAACCTCTTCACCGACTTCAAATAATGGCTTCATTCTTACTCTCCCCACTCAATAAAAGTGGAGACTTTGACGCCAAAGAATTGAGCTATTTTCTCTAACATCTCGATTGTTGGCCTTGTCTTTCCAGCACACCAATAGCTGACAGTGACTTGTGTTACGTCAGTGTAAACCGCGAGTGCTTTTTTTCGCTTCTTGAACAATTTGCACCCTACTTTTATTGATTTTCCTATGTTCATATTTTTTCCTTACCTGTTGTTTTGTTGTACTAAGTTAATCTAAAGCTTAAATTAATTAAAGTCAAACATTAATTTTTTGTTGATTTTATCTTTTTTTGGTTTAGGATTATGAAGTCAACAACAAAGCAGGAAATGATTATGAGCAAGCTTGAGATCAAAAAATATGAAGTAACAATGAAGCAGGGGAAAAAGTATTGGAAGTGTTTCACTTCGGCTAATTCTGCTTTCAATGCCATGTATCAAATGTCTATAAAATACATGACCTCTCAAGCGATTGGAGCTAGGGTTGTGGAGGAATAAAAAAAGCCACCGTGAAAGGTGGCTAAGCTACTATTAAATTTTATTTAACAGAAAACACATTGATGGGCCAGCCTGAATTAATATCTAACAGCGACATGTCATCATGCGTGTTAATTTCATTCGTTAGTTCAGACTCTCTTGCAAAACAAGCTTCCTCGAAGTTAGCTACAATCTTGAACACCTGCTTGAAGTCTTGTATTAGGTAGTACTCGAATGTACCGTCTTTCTTTTTCCAATTGACGCCAATCAGACCATTAATAACCGATTCCGTAACCTTTCGAGACATTACATTCATTGACTTTTCATCAGTTGAAATCTCAACCCCATCAATAATAACACCACCTGCCACAACTTCTCGACGCTTTATTGACAGGCTTCTAATGTGTATAGCCCTTGACTCTTCAATTGTAAGTGCTGGAATGTCTTCAAACTCAAAAGGATAAGCATGTTTTTTCCGCTGCTTGCCTTCCGGTGGGGGAGTTGCGCCGGAGTAAATATCAAACTCTTCTCGATTGATGTCCACTAAATCATTAGGAAGATCTAAATATCTACTTAAAAGCCCAGTGGGATAAATTTTGTCTCTAATCTTGCTATATTTAAACATCTTAAAATCCTGTAGCTTCCCAGTAAAATGCAACGGTGGTCTCATTATACCACTCAAAAGAAGATTTTGTTACATTGGCCGAAAAAGAGTTAGCGACCGCTTCAGTCGCTCGCCTAGTCATGGAAATTGACGTGCACTCATTAGGGAATTCAAATAAAAAATTTATAGTACCGCCACTAAGCGTGCCGTTACTTTGATAACCCCACTGCCTTATCACACCATTTCTTTTGACTTCGTAGCCATTGCTTGCCAAGACATTCTGGACGTTGATATCACTATCAGGTATAGCATCAAGAGTCCATCTGACAGCTTTGGTTATTTCACTGAACACAAAGTCGTGTGTATCAGTTTTTACCTTTCCGGCAGAAGTTGAATCAAGATATTTAAACCCCTCCTCCCACTGAGATTGAGTCGTTGGCTGCATTGACGTTTGGTCTTGAGCCCATTCAAAAAGTACTGGTTTTGTCATAAAATGTCCCTTGCATATTCGCCATTATCATACCCGTTCAGGTCTGGATCTATATCGGAATAACCAAAAATTGTGTCTCTAGAGTAATTGAGTAGCGATTGAAGCCCGACACCTGCAGCGAGTGGCAATATTTGCCCATCTCTAATTAATGCAAGAATGTTATCACTTATATCACCTTCAAATAATATTTGAATTGTAGCATTACCAGCGTTATAAACATACACCTCCTCTTGATCTAGTATCATTTGCATAGTTGAGGTTATGGCGGGAATTGAAGTGTCTCCCGCGTTCTTTGCTGCCCTTGCAATTATTACCCGCCTGTACTCTTCATTACCGAGAAGATTTGATTCTGTCTCCGGTGCTGCGGTGTAATAGTATATTGCATTATCAAGATACCCGCCGGCATTGGGGTCAATGTCGTTATATCCGAAATAGGTATACTTTAAATTGACATCAACCTTTCTAGGCTGCCCGACAATCGAGCCAATCAAGTCAAGCCAAACATCAACCTCTTTGTTGACATCAAGTGATGCTAGGCGCTTCAACACGTAATCCTGATCGTCGTACGTTTTAGCAATAGCGTTTATGATTGCAAGGTAGTTAGGTGATTCGCTAAGTTGGTTTATAACCAAGCTCAGAGCAAGAGATCGCTTGTAGTTATCTTCTATCATAGGATCACCGCAACTGTGATCGCTGAATCTTCTATCGTTGCCCTTTCGAATGTCTGCAAATCAACAAAGTCACCAGCCGGATTACCAACACGGTTTAGAGTAACGGATAAAACTCTAAATCCACCAACGGTGTTTAGAGGACAGTATATATCCGAGTCGTAAATATCAGAGCCAATTTCTATGCCTGAAATGTATTCAGAGATAGCCCTTTTTATTTGTGTCTCATAGTCTGGCGCGAGTCCTGTAGTTTCCTTGATGGTTGCAGATATCTCTATCGGTGTATCTGTTGGCCTTCCGAAACTGATCGGCACTTTTTGATTTCTCTTTGCTGGGTTAACCACTTGAACTGTTACTATGTTTGCACCTGATATTGAATCGTTTGTATCTATTCCACCAGAAACGTAATTCAACAAGACCTTGGCAATGTCTTCATCACTACCACCGTCTACGATAGGGAAAGTAGAATGCGGCTCAAGCCCTATTGAGTTAACCGAGCTAGTTTTATTGCCTTCAACCACGACATAAGTCACACCGTCTATCTCAGATATTGCCGTGAATATGCCAACATCAGAGCTTGATTTGTTGCTCGAGCTGGCGATCATTCTTGGCCTTAGTTCTGTGTCTTTTTCTCGATAGGTTCCAGGCTCCGCCTCTTTGGGGTTGGTTACACTGGCCCAACCAAAGACAGGTGTATCTATCTTGTTTATTGAGCCTGCTGCAAATTTTATAGGGCCAAAATCTACGGCATCAGCGAATACAGTAGCGGTACTATTAGGGGCAACAACAACCTCAGATCTAGTTTCAACTTTGTTGATTCCATCGCTTGCCATATATCCTTTTGGAATCGTTGTGCCGTTAAAATCTGCAGTTACTTCAAGTGTGACGGTTGATTTGGAAGCTTTGTTCCGCTTCTTGCCCATGACCGTTGCAAGTCTGCTCTGTTGTTCTCCTGTTGTGCTATATGGGTCGAAGGTCGCCAGCGTAACTTGAACAAGTGCGTCATTTCTTTCTTGAAGGTTTGCGAGCTGGGAAACCATTCTTCCCGGTACAGATTGAGTATTGCTTGTGACATCTGGCAGGCCATCAGCCGCCCAATCCTTTGCAATGCTTTCTCTTAGCTCTTGAAACCTCTGTTTATGGAATCCGCTATCATCAATTGTTGACGCCATCTAATGCACCCCTAAAAACTTCATTGTTGGTTGTCACACCTTCATAGTCACATTTGGCGGTGCCTTCTGTATCCACTGAGATGTTTATATAGTTCAATTTTACCGCATTGGGCGTTGATAGTATAACCCTTCTAAGTATTTGCTTTTTGTCGTCAATGGACAATGCAGGTGAAACCATGTCGGTTAGCCATGGCACGCCAGCGAGAGTATTATCAAACATCTCACCAGCGATAATCTGAGTCCTAAATCTTGAATCCTGCGTGCACTCTTCCGCACCCTCTAAAATTTCAATATCATCATCGGGAGTGAATTCAACATCCCACTTGTCTACGTTCATTTTAAATGTTGCCATGGTTAACCTTTTTATAATGGGGCTGTATTGCTTCCGCCTGGTACGACTCCGCCATGCACGTGATCTTTTAGATCATCGCCTGCAATCTTGAGACTATTATCAAAATCGCCTACAGGGGCTTTAATCGGAACAGTAAAAACAACCTCGCTAGACGTTAGCGTCATGATAGGCGTATTGTTAATCTGTACCTCTACACTTTGATCAATCAAATGTAGTGACGTGTTCCCGTCTCTGGTTCGAATATCCATACCACCTTTTAGATTTTGGTATGCCTTGTCGTACTCGTTTAATCCGAAATAGGCAACAGCATCACTCATATCATGGTGTCTAGATCGCTGTGGGTCTGTTATGCCGCCTTTATTCTTCCACTGCTCTATAGAGCGGTCATTAATCCAAAGCTCGCACGCGTCACCCTTTTCTGGCTTGTAGGTCATCACGACATTGCCAGCCCCATAGAAAGCTACTGGGACATTCTGAATGATTGGAAGGTTGCTTGCTTCTTCTTCTCCGATCCCTTTGCGTTGTATTAGCGGCTGAACTGAAACTGTGTTTCTCTCTTCATTAAAAGAAACGCATTCAGCGACCATGAAAGTTCGAGTTCTTAATAGTGATTGCTCAATGATAAAATCAAGCTTCTCACTGTCGGTTAGCTCTTGTTTGTTAGTATCGACTGCCATCAGTTACCGCCTGCAGGTATAACGGCCTCGACCATGCCTTGGAATGGGCCGCCGTAATTGTTACCAGAAAAAGTTATATTCCTAACTTGATAGCGACCGTTGAAGCTTCTGTTATCATCAATGCTAATTGCTGACTGGCCATTATCAACAGTCCATGATTCAGACTGAATTTCAATCAACCCCTTCGGCCTTATGTCGGGGTTTAGCTGGCATGTGAAATTGACCCCCGTTGGTGTTGCCATTGGCGTCCCAATCAAGCCGCTCGAGCCATTGATGACTATGACATCATAATTGGCTGACTGCTCATCTTTGGTTATGACAATCTCTTCATCCTGAATAGACCAATTTAGATCAAAATCCTTTGTGATAATATCAAGAGAGTCCTTTGTGAGTCCGAACAATGACAAGCCGCCGTTTATTGACTCGTTCAAGTCTTCAGGAAGCTGCCGCACTGACAGTCCCATGTCACTTGATAGCTTGGTCAGGACGTCTTTTACTTTGGTTCCTTCACTAAAAGAGATTGTTGTTCTGGATTTTTGATAAGCGTCTTGACCATCACCGAAAATAATATCGACACCCCAGTCAGGTTGTTTATATTTGGCTGTTGCTAGGACGATATCACCAGTTGCTATCAGCTTTAACACATCATAACCAGCCATGAGCCTAATCTTTTTAGCTCTTGATATTATAGTGTTTCGATTGCTTTCATTTAGGCCGTAAATACAAACTGAGCTTTTATTCGGGTGACTACTCTGGGTCTTGAGGCAGTTAAAATCCACATCAAGCCGCCTTCCATAGTCTTTGTTTATTTCATCAAACACCAGTGTCTCACCAGTGTCTAATACAAACTCAACATAACAATCGCCCTTAAATAATCGCATTCTTATAACCTATAGATATTAGTAAGTCTTCTTGCTGTGACTTTTCGATATATAATATTTTATACCTACCACCCATATTTTCAAAGTCTGGATCATCACTTAGATTATCAGTGTCAATAACAAATAGACTGCCCAAAGCTTGATAGGCATACGGCTCAAACAAGTCAGCACCGCCAACAAGAGCGATACCTTTAACATTCACTAGCTCGTCGTTATCAATGGACTGTCCTTGTGAGATATCCATGTACCACTTGCCCTCGCGCCCATCGTCGACAACCTCTTTGATTACATCGTCATAGGCAGAATAATAAATCCTAATATTGTATGCGTTGCCATCTAAATCAATTCTCATTGGCTGCTCTGGGTACGCTGTTACGGGGATGTAAAACATATCAATCAAACTCCAAACATTGAGAATAGCAAGCTGCTTTCGTTGCCCTTTGCTGGCTCGCCTTGAACCTTACCTTTATCAACAGATGGCGCGCCAACTTGAGGATTTTTAAAAGCTGCAGGCGGAAGTCTTTTTGATTCCGATGATATAGTCGGGATCTGCTTTAAAGATGCCGTGAACTTGAGTACATCATTAAATTCTCGGTTTGCCACTGAATTTATTTCAGTGAAAAATACATCAGGGAAAACTCCCAAATGATTAACCAAGTCGAAAGGCTCCCTAGTTCTAGCAAGTTCGTCTAGTGCTTCTTTCTTGTCTCGCCAAGTATCACCGATCAAGTTGCTTTTGAAAAATCCATCGCATGAAAACTCTTGAGGAAGAGTGACTATATTGTCAGAGAATGAGCCGCCTTTTTGGGTTGGCCTGCTCGTTATCAAGAATTTTTGTGCTTGCGATTCTTCGAAAACAATGTCTATTGGTAGAGAGTTATCCGTACCAAACGAGCTTTTATTATCTCCAAATAGCGAGCCTAGTATCCCATTATTGAATATCAATGCCATTAATATGCCTCCCCTGAGCTCATCATTCTAGCCGTGTTGGCGTTATCCAGCATGATGTCAGTATTTATTTCTTTCTTTACTTCGTTTTTAACTTCACCTGCAGGAGTTCCATTAATCGAAACTGGAACGGTGACATTTGCATCAGGGACGTTAACAACCACCGTTTGATTTTTGGATGGGGCCATATATGCCCTTCCCATAGCATCAGCCATTGACATGACTCTGCTCGGCTTGCTTGATTGACTCTGCGCCCATGCTTTGAGCCCCGTTTCTTTTGCGACTTTTGCTTGGGGTGAATTCTCCTTTATAGTCTCCTGAACCTTGACAGATTCTCTCCAACTTTCTTTCATCCAGTCTGGGATTATTTCCTCTATTGATTCAACTATAGACTCCCATTTGGCTTTAAATTTGTTCAGGAAGAATTCCCAAGCTTTCTCTACCTTATCGAATGCTACTTTAAACTTATCAACAATAAGCCCAGTTATTGAGTCCTTTCCTTCAAAGAATGCGTATATATCCTCAAAGGCAAGTAATAAAGCTCCTATTACACCCCCAATAATGGCAGACTTTCCGAACATCAAAACAGACAAAGCGCCAACAATAAAACCGACACCCTTAACCAAGAACATTACACCGTCACGGTTTTCGCTAATAAACTGAGTGGCTGTAGAAAGCGCTGCAGTGACTGAAGGGATAATCTCGCTGGAAAGTAGATTTCTTATTCCGGTAAGTGTCCATCTAAGGTTGAACATGGCATCCTGGTATGCTTCAGCATCTTTTGCTTGCTGCTCACTGAATACACCGCCAAGCTTGTTTGCTTCTTTGCGCAGCTCTCTGAGCGCTGGAAGGCCACCTTCTACTAGTTTGCTGAATTCTGTCCCCTCGATATCAGCTAGGGCTGTCAATATCCTGTTCCACTCTGATTTAGGCTTAGTGCTCAATGCGCCTATGATGCGCTCCAGCTGCTGATCGGTTTCTAATTGGTTCAGCTCTTGCGCGTTAAGGTTTAACTCTGCTAGGGCTTCAACCGCTGGGCCTGTACCTCTTGCCGCGCTGGAAACTCTCCGCTGTAATCTTTGTAATGCTGTGTTTGTTGTATTTATCCCTATACCAGAGCGCTCGCCAGCAAACTGCAGCTCCTGTAATGACTCAACTGCAATGTTGATTTTTCGCGCGTGCTTAATCATCTTGTCAGCTTCTGAAGCAAATTGATCAACAGAGAAAGCAACGCCAAGCGCAGATGCTGCCGCCGTCGCCGTCATCAGAATGCCTCTGAGATCTTTTACCTTTTTTGATGCATTCTTGAATGACTTGTCATCACTCTCGATGCCAAGCAAGGCCACCAGTCTATCTACTATCACAGCATCACCTATATATTGTTGATTGCATAAAGGGGCTGATTAGCCCCCTTTCTTTTGTCTCTGTTGAGCGTCAATTTTTCTTTGCTCTATTTCGTTGTTTACGTCCATCCACTCCAACGTATCTTGGAACATTTCCATTGTCCATGTGTCTAGTATTTGATTGGGGTCAATGCTAAACATCTTCGCAACGTCAAATAATTGATGAGTGAACGGTGTATAACTGGGCTCTATTCCTCGGAGGTTGATGCTAGATTTTGCTTGATCTTGTCGAGTACTGCGTTTAAATCTAGGTTTTTCATCAACTTTGGGAAGTTTGCTTTCACCGCCTCGAGTATCGCTAAGTTAAACTCTTCTAGTCCTGCCTCTTCGTAATATTGTTCAACGTCTTTTTCTGAGGATAGCTCGTGACCATCAATGAGACAGAAGTCTAAAAGCTTCGACCCGATTTCAAATAAAACATCAGGGTTAGAAACACTACCCTTTTCTATTGAGGACATTAGTGCCAGAGTCTTGACTTCAATCGCCATAGCTTTTCGGATAGGTAACTTTTGAATTGAGTATTCTTTACCAAAGATTTTACATTCGTGTGTCTTGTTCATAATTTGCACCTAGCACCATATTTAGAAAAGCAACTGCCAAGGCTGGTGCAAGTACCAAGACAGTGCTTTGATTTATTTATGCGCCAGCCTGAAGAGGTGGGACGCAAGTTGGAAATATGAAAGTATATTGCACTAACGGCTCAGAGTTGCCCACCGTAAAGGGTGGTGTCTTCTGTAGTGTAGCTTTGGGAGCGAATGCAATACGTTTAGTGTCATTGTTTCTATCGTACATAGTCAGAGGTAAATCAGTTCCTGTCGCCTTCTGTCCTGCATACGCTGCCGCCCAAAGTGCGTTAGTTGGACTTCTGGCCTGCAACGTAACTGTGCACGTACCTTGAGTTTGACCATTGTAAACAATCTCACCATCAGTGCCGCGCATGTCTGAGTACGCTGTTGCCTCGTCGTTGTCCAACTCCCAAGTAATATCCTCGTTAGCCAGACCTCGAGCAGCAATGCCGCCTTAGTTAACCCCAAATTTTTTTACTGAAAATGCCATCTTATACGCCTCCTAAAACCCATTTGCCAGTGACACTCCACTCATCTATTGCAGAGTTTAGAGTTCCTAAATACAGATCGTTTAGTGAAGCTTTGCCCGTAACCCTCACAGATGCTGGGATGGTGTCTGGGTCTGGCATGTTAACCGTAAAGTTAGTTAACAATCGACGTTCAATTGCACGATTACCCCAGTCTAGATAGATAGCCTCAACATCAGAAAACGTTTCCTGATCGAACGCCATTAGAGGGTTTCTAAATGCGTAGTTAGCCAGTGACGCTTGAACGTTGGCGTCAAACCAATCAGCGCCCCACTGCAAGCGAATCTCTCTTCCTGTACAGGTACGACCATTAAACAAGTGAGTGAATGCAGTGTTAGCAAACGTCTCAACAAAGTTGTATCCCTTGCTAATTAGGGTTTCTTGCTGTGCTGCTGATAAGCCAGAATCAAAAGATCCTGCAAAAGCTTTATAGTCCCACTGTTCGAAAATTCCGCCAGTTTCTGGATAAGTTGGCAACATGCGCCCAAGAGCGCCAGCGTCTGGCCTGTTGTTGGTTAGGTCTTTACCATTAACAACTCCGGTAGGGTGGAATATAAGAGTCGTTCGAGAGTAAGATAGGCCGCGCAACTGAGCTCCAATATCAGTCCCTGTACTTACATTAAATGCATTTGGGTCATTGGTTAGCAAGATAGCTTGGCGCTCTACTGGTTGCGCTTGAATCCACTGTGCAAAGTCTGTTTGATTTGCAATTGCGCCTACTGAGTTGTCAAAGTAGCAGCCGATATACCATTCTGCTAGCTTGTCATCAGCGTCTTGAAGTACTGTGCTTGGCTTAGTGTCTGCAGATTCGTCATAAAAAATCACTATCGCTGACTCTGGCTTTAGCTCTTGACCGAAGTAAGCAGATAACCACTGGTGTGCGATAGGGTGATCACTACTATTAACCGAGTCTTCCCAATCATCTGCCGTGACAGAGATGTAGCGAGTAGTTGTGTCAGTTACAGGTTCATTGGTTAGAAGCATACCAACATTTAAGACCGGAAGCGGTGCCGCTTGATCTAGTAGTAGCGTCTGGTTTCTGAACCTTCGAAATATAGGAGTTGGCATACTTAATAACCTCTTTCGAAAAATATTCTTAAATAGTATAAACTATGGCGCTTGTTGAACAAAATCTATTTGCTCTGTCCTATACCAATACACGGAGTTATCCAGATAACCACCAGCATCTGAATCAATATCTGTATAACCAAAATAAATTCTACCGTCTGTGTTTTCACTAAACCACCTGCCAGTAACAAAGAACTCACTCAGCCGATGAATAGTAAAAGTATCCTCAGTATCAATGAAGAATTCAAAATCAGATTGGAATCTGGCCCTGTGCCTTTCATCACCCAAGCTTGTTAGGTTTTGTATTCGATTGGTGCCACTCAGTGAAATGTCATCACCAAGAGCCAGCCTTGCCTCCCAAACTTCAGAGCTTGAATTAAGTCTCTGCAATTGAGAGTATCCGGCTTGAGAGTAAGCATTGATAGAGACGGTTAATGTGGCTGTAAATTTTATTGTCTCGTCAATCATGCCAGTGTCAGATAATTGCCTGACCTTATCGTAGCTGTGCAACTGTGGGACAATTGTCATAGGCTGATAGGTGATGTAATCATTGTCCGGCCTATTACCGTCATATGGGGCAAGCTTTACATTGGCCCCCTCGACCATGGTGTCAATCCATGCTTTTATTTTCTGTTCTATCATGAGCCGCTATCACCCTGCATTTTAACTACGATCACCTTTCTATGTCCCCCAAGTTCATGCCTAGGGGAAACGCTAGTCACTTGATACTTATCAGAGTCTATATTAACTATGTCAGCATCCGCCCCACCACGGCGAACAAACAATTCAAACTCGGTATATATCTTTCTAACGTCTTCCACCTTCTGACCGTCTTCGAGTTTTACTAAACCTACCTCGGTTCCACTTAGTGGCTGTGGTGGCATACCTCTAAATGATAGGGGGGACTTTGAGCCCGGTATCCATCGTCCCGTTGCAGTATCGTCCTCACCTTCAGAATAACGCTCTCCGGTGTAGCCTATAAACATGTCACCGAAAGAGGAATTAAAATCAATCATCAGCTTTCGTCACCTTCTCTTTTAAGTATTTCCATTTGATAGAGTTAACCATTTGACCGGAAGCAATCAAAGGATTGGTTGTGCCTTTCTTGGCTATAGTGCCTTTTGCATTGGGTGGGGTTCTGAGTGAGACGATCTTATTCTGAATATCATTAGAAACTATCTGACCAACTTTTCCCATGTTAACTCTAGCGCTTGATGGGTTGTTAATTGCAGACTTGGCAACTTTTTTTAATGCAGCTTGGTACTGCTTGACCTTTTCTTTTAGTGTCGAACGCATAAATGATCGCTCCGGTATTTTTGCAGTCCCATACTCGTTATAAAATCCGACTTCAGCTACTGTCGCACCGGCGCTCTCTTCGTGCGATCCAGAGTCAGCATGAATACCAACAGCTACCGCATTTTTCTCAAGCCGTTTTAGTTGCTTTAATAATTCCCTGTCCCAGTTAGGGTCGCTCTCAGTGACAGTATTCATTTTTTTAGCCATAGAAAACTAGGCCATGATGGGCCCGCCCCCATACATTTGTATGTCAGACCAAAATTGTGTCCCATATGTTGTTACAGCGTAGTCACCATAAGAGCTTTCCCCTAGTCCGATAATCTCACCACTTACAGACACATCACCAACTCTTCTAGATGTTGTGATTAGCTGAGGCCCGTTTGCGCCCGTACTTGTTTTTTGCCAAATCGCTAAACGGTGAGCAGTGTATAGACCTTGTAGCTCGTCTGTGTCGCACCCGTAATCGATGCCAAACTGACAAACAAATCTATCTAGGTATCGCTGAACTACTGGGTCATCAACCGTTGAAAACTCTGGATAGAATGTTCTGAATTCGTCTATTGTCATGATGCTGCCCTCTATTTTTTTTCATTATAGCACGCTTTCATTTGATAAAAAAAAGGCCCCAATAAAGGGACCCTCTTTGCTTTGAATCTCTACTTGAGAGACAAGTCACCAGACTCTACCCAATCTTTTGCTACTGGGTTGGCGTCGATTAGATTTAGTTGCTGCTCAGTAATATCAACAGTCTGACCTGGCAAAACCTTGATGCCAACAACATGACGTAGCCCCTTAGTGTTGTTAGTAAGAGTCTTAGGTTTAGCTTCTACTGCTTTATCTTTTGTAGCCATGATTACAAGCCCTCGATGATAGTGATTGATAGCGGTTTGTAAGCAATAACACCAGCCGTTTTCATGCGAGCATTGATAATCGTTGCAAGGTTACGAAACTGGGGTGCCATAACGTTGTAAGGAAGTGGAGTTTCCATTGCCACTTTTAGAGGGTCGTTGCAGTAAGTTAGCATTACGTTAGTGCTTCCAGCGCCTGCACCTTCCATGTAAACAGAATCCTCAACAGTTACGTTAGGATAACGTTTTTGGAATCGCTGCAGGGCAGACTCGCCATTGACGTTATTTTCAAAAGTAACGTTTCGTGCGTACTCAAGATCTTGAGGAGTCAAAATGTAAACGTTTGGACGCTCAATGCCTTTAGTGTCTGTAATCTGCTGAATCTGAGGACGCGCCAAGTCTTTATAAACTTCTTCTGCAGTTGCGTTATCTAGCCACTTAGTGCCGCTAGCCGCCTTGGTTGATGCTGTTTCTTTGGTCGCGTTAGGAACTGTAAGCATACCAAAAGCGCCGGACTTTTCATCACCTAGCCATGCGATACGCTCAAACTTCTGCTCCGCTGCATCACGGTTAGACGCTGCTTTGCGAGATGTTAATTGAACGCCAGCCTTGTTTGCTTTTTCTACATCGTCAACAGTGTATTGGAATGCGCCACCAAAAGAATTAATATCGACAACGTATTTCTCGCCTTTTACGTCTGTAAGTGGCAAGTCATCAGCATAGTTAACAATCAGGTCAAACATGCCAACTTTGTCAGCGACTGTGAAAGCGAACTCAGTGTCACCAGGTGCTGATTCTGACTGCTGTGGGATCAGGCGTTTTGCTTTGAGCTCTGGGTACTCTCGCTCTAATACCTGAGAGCGCATGTGCTGAAGTTGCAAGGCAAATATCATTGATTCGCCTGAGTCGGTACGCATACCTTGCGACTCTAAATGCGCTGTTACTTGATTAGGAAGAAAATCCCAATCTTGAAGCTCAACACCGTCAAGGTGATCTAAGCGAATTGATTTATTGAATGTTACGCCCATTTTAAGCTCCTTGAAGTGCTGGCATTAATTTAACGCGAACTAGCTGACCTGCTCCGGTCGTTGCTGTTTCCGCTCGGCCCACTGGCTTAGTGGTAGTGTCTGCGCCAGAAGTAGATTTTACATCACCTTTGTTTGTGGTGATAACTGCGTAGACTAAAGTTTCTGCGTCGATTGCTTCTTGAGCTTCCAACCAGATAGCGTCCTCAGTGACGATAGGAACAGCTCGACCACCTTTGTAAACAGCTTCGCCGTTTTCTTCAGTGACTAGTGTAGTGGTCCAAAGCGTAGCACCTACGATGTAATCACCTTGAGCTGAAGGAAGTTCAACTTTTCCATCATCAGTGTTAGTGATTAGCAAACCAGGCTTGATGCTTGCTTTTGCAATTTTAGTTCGAGTGGTAGTTCCGCGACGGCTGTCAGCGACCATACCCTTGATCGCCACATCTGGCTCTAGTCCGTATTCAGTGTTTAAAGGCATGGTTTAACCCTCTTTATTTGCATAGAATTTTTGATCAGCTTTTTGCTGAACAGTTAGGCTGCAATCTGCGCCGCTATCATTACGATTTCCGCGCTGACCTTGGATATTTTTTGTTGATTGGTTTTCGATAGAGAAATCAACAAATGCATCAACGTAAGAATCATCTTTGCCGTCAAACTTAACTTCAGGCATTGATTCCTCTAATAGTTCGCGTTGCGTTTTGAACTCGCCGGAGTCCTTGCGCAATTTGATTTCTGGGTTGAGCTTCATGACTTTTTCATGAGTATCAAGCAAAGAACCAACTTCGTCTGAATCCATTTTAGATTTTGACTTTTCCATCTCTGCTTTCATGGCGTCATACTTGCCCTGCAGTTTTTCGTAGTCTTCGCCTTTAGCCTTCATAGCGTCGATTTTAGCTTTCATGTCCTTTAGCTTTTTGGACATGTCGGATCCTTCTTCAGAGTCAAAATGCTCACTCATAAAATCAGAAACCAATACTAGACTGCCTTCGGCTTCATCAGCTCGAGCAGATAATGAATCAACTTGGTTTTGCATTAACTCAGCTTGTTCATCACTGCAATCAAGTTTCATTTCTTTCCCGTTAGGAAATTTGATTGTTGGCATTGTTTTGCCTCCGTTATTATCAAAAGAATCGCGTTCATCTGCTCGAATTCCGCTACTTTGAGCACGACCCACATTAACCAAGGCTAGATGATTATTTTGTCGTGCAATCTGTGTTTTGTTTGCATCAAGTGCAGTTTCATAGCATGCTGACAGGCCACGCAAGCCACCTTTAACAGCGTCAATGGCTTTCTTTGTGGTTACTTTGAAGCGAGTCCAAAGCTCGTTATCCTTTCGCCAAGCTTTGATAACTGAACCGACTTGGGTTTTACTTGCTGTCTCAGGTGTAACAAACTCGCCAGGATGCTTGAGAGTAAGAGGAAGCCCTTCCCACTCATCCATATTTTGAAACAATGCAGACTCTGCAATAGTCTCGACACCATCGCGATAAAGTAACTTATCAGAGGTGGACGCGATAACACCCTCGGCAATTAGAAAGCCGTTAGCGTCTTCAACAATTTTGAATTGTTTTGCTGCGTCAAATCTCATTATCAGAAACCAAAAATATTTTGCATGGCTTTTATTATAACCTTTT